ATGAGATATCAATGATGTGCCCTGAATTATTTGATTGCTAAATATTTTGGCCAAAAAGATTCGGAAAGATATGCTACCATTTGGAGGAATTCAGCTTATTTTATCGGGTGATTTTTTACAGCTCCCTCCCATCAATTCATCCGAATTCTGTTTTGAATCATTTTCATGGGATGAATGCATTGATAGAACATTTTATTTTAACGAGATTCTCCGACAGAATGACAATATTTTTCAGAAGGTCCTGAATAATATAAGGGTTGGAATATGCGATGAACAGGATAAGGCGATTCTTAATTCATGTCTTCACCGCGATTTTAATAATGAACATGGGATTATTCCAACAGTTTTATTTTCTAAGAAGAGTATGGTCCAAGAGTACAATACCAAAGAGTTGGAAAAATTGATATTAAATGGGAATGAATCACTTACATATAAAGCAATTTATAAATTTGGCGATGATGGTGTTCCGGAAACGACAAAAGATTTTCTTAAAGAACTGCTAAATTCGAGTAGTCCAGTTGAGGATGAGATTCAATTTGTTTTGGGAAATCAGGTTATGCTAACAGTGAATATGCCAGAATTTGGATTGGCAAATGGCAGTCGTGGAATAATAACTCGGTTTTCAAGGACATCAACAACATCAGAAAAAAATCCAATTGTTAAATTTTTGAATGGCAGAGAGCTAGAGATTGACCGTAAAAGCTGGACACTCGATGAAAATGGTGCATCAATAATGAAAAGACAAATCCCTTTAATACACGCATGGGCAATTACAATTCACAAGGCGCAAGGGATGACATTAGAATATATTGTTACTGATATTGGTAGCAGTATATTTGAATATGGGCAAATATATGTGGTGCTGTCAAGAGTAAAAAGCCTTGACGGCCTCGGATTACTAAATATTGATTTTAGTAAAATCAAATCAAATCCAAAAATTCTTAACTATTATAATAAACTTAAATAAAAAACTTTAATAATTTTTTGCACACTTATTCATAAACATTTGAAGAAACAATATTATTTTTATTCATTGTATTTGCAACACTATGAATATTAGATGCACTTTTAATCAGTGTTGAAACCTCTTTAGCAGAATTTAAATATTCGTTTTCACTTATTTTATGAGAAACGCCTAACGAAAATAACCATACTCCAACCCCTATTAATCCAACTCCAATTATTGTTTTAGAATTTAGAGCTTTCTGTTCCATATTTATAATATATATGAATATTTTTTTATTTATTTTTTAAAAATTTATTTTTTTAGAAATTTGTTTTTTTGTTATTTTTTATCATTATCAAATAAAACGCCAATTTTTCTTTTTTTCAACTTCTCTAATAATAGTATTTTATTTTTAATATCCATATCAATTTCATTTGACAAATATTCTTTTACATCTTTCCCATAATAATTTTCGAATATTTTTAACATATATTCATCATTCTTCCCAATTGAATATACATTCTTATCAATTGTTATCCATGCATTATCTGCAGTATTATGTGTCATTAATAAACTCTTTTTAATAAGATTATTATTGTAATCATACCCATTAAACAAATTATTTACACAATTTATCAAATTTAATTTTGACATAATTATTCTTATATTATTATATGCTAATTTATTTTATATCTTAACGAAATTACAAGTAATAAAAAAAGTACTATAAATAAAAATAGAACAAAATTTGTAACATTTTTATATTCATAAACTTTTGTGTAATAAACTTTCATATTTTTATTAATAAATTAGATTTTTTATTAGATAAGAATAATCATTAAAATAATAATGGATAAGATAAACCATGGAATTACATTTACTGCATCAATAATAGTATCCTTTACAGAAAACATTGGGATTAATTGACGACTCATCATAACTTTCTTGCATTTTTCAATTGTATTTGGGTCATTATTACTACTATTCATTTACTATATAAATAGAAATTTTTTTTATATGCGTATCTTTTTTTATTATTTTCTCTATTTTTTCCTATATGAATAACAATATCTCTATTTTAGCAGAAGCGAAGAAAGAATATACAAATCAACTTACACAAATTTTAAAACCACGTCTTTATGAGGGATTTAAATCAATGTATGATGATACTTTGGATGCGCTAGGTAAAGAGATGGAAGAGAGAAATATACAAGGGGCAAGTGTGATTAAGACGTATCAGAAGATATTAAAGGATATTCCTAATTGGAATCAAATAATGATTAATAAGGAATATGAGAGGATTCTTCAAACATCGAAGTGTGATTATTTGGAGGATTTAATTGAAGCCGTATTTGTAACAAATATTAAAATCCTTTCATCTGTTCAAATTAATAGTTCGGCATCGCAAAATTTGAATGTGAATGTTCCATCCGCTCATCATTTTATACACAAATGTTATATTGAATGTGCAAAAGAGATTTATAAAAATCCGTACGTATTTGATAATTCTAAATTGATTACTCCTAAGGAAAAACATACAAATTTGCGCGAAGTATTAAATTATGCAGATAATTCCATTAATTCCGCCATTCGTGAATTATTACCCATTCGTGAAATATTAAAGCAGGGATTAACAAAACGAGTTTATCAAGAAGATGTTCCTATTCAAGAGGAGGAGGATGAAGAGGCGAGCACTGTAATATCTGAAACATCTGATTTAACAGAATCGGTTATTGATAATGATGACCATATTGATACTGATAGGCTTCATATTGTTGAGCATAGTGGTGGTGGTGAGGAAGCTGTTCCTGTTATTGAAGACCGTTCTGAACCAATTATTGAAGACTTATCTACTCCTATTGGACCAACAGAAAATACCTTTGTTCCACCTCCTTATTTAGAAGCCCGTAAGCAGGAATCAAATGTTATTGTTTTAGATGAACCTCCAGTAGAACCTTTAAAAGAGGAGGTTGTTATTCATCACGAAGCAGTAGTTGCTGCACCCAATCCACAAGTCGCCCATGAACCAGAAACAAAAGAGATTATATTTGGCGGAAATCAGGGCAATAATAATTATAAACAGAAATTTAATGATATTAAAAAAATTACAAGCGAACCAGGTGCAGACGAAGTTAGGTCTGTTAAAAGTGCAGTATCATCATTTATTGAATATCCTAGAAAAGTGCCAACAATTTATCCTCCTCACAAGCAGAAAAATATTTCATCTTCGCAAATTGATAAAAAAAGTTCCTTTTACAAAAAGAAATATGAAGAATATTTGAAGAATTTGGAAAATTCAAGTGTATCTACGAAGAGAACCGAGAATACAATTATTTTGGATGATGCATCTGAATATGAGAGTGATGACAATTTAGATTTTTAGAGAAAATATTAGTTCAAAATACTTAAAAAGATTTCTATTAGATTTATATTATAATATATGAATTTTTCAAGTTTATTAACGGAACCTTATAGTATCTCTCTTATATGTGCACTTATTTTGACATTTATTGCATATTTATTTATTAGAGAATCAATAAATAATGATAAAAAAAATAATAATAAGAGTAATAAAAATAACAAAGACATGGCAAAGAAATTATTGATAACATTTGTCGTCTCTTTTATTTCATTTATGGGAATTATTTATGGTGCGAAATATTTGATGAAAAGTTCTCCCAAAACAGTAATGAGCGGAGGGGCACCAATCATAACTTCCGTTAGCCCAGGAGTTCTTGAGAGCTTGGAAATTATGGGGAATGATGTTGATGTTGATCTATTCGATAGTTAAATAGATACTCCTCTTCGTCGTCGTCGTATTCTACGTATTCCGGCTTTTTTTTACATGATATATAATCAAAAAATGAATATATTTTTTGATATATTTTAGAAAGTATATCGTTTAACATATACTAATTCTCTTTATAAAAAATTTTATAACAAAATCTAATTTTCTATAAATTTATATGGTCCAAATCCTTTTACATTAACACTGGATTTAATTGGTTCGACATTAATATCACCGCGTTTGCCATAAACGTGCCAATAAAATCTTCCATTATCTCCGTGAACTTCGAATTTGTTATTTACAACAGTGGAAGCACAGAATGGGTGCATAATTCTTTTACCTTCGTAAATTGGTGTAATTTGAACTGTTAAATCTGTGGCTAATGCGGAAACGTATTCTGGTAGGGTTATAACAGTTGAATCATTATTCGTTATCTCTCCTGTTCCGCGATAATAAACGCCGGCCTCGGGACCTTCCAAACAGGCGTGGACGAGGTATTTGGATTCATCGAGGGGATGATCGATCACGAAGGTTTTTCCAGATGAATATTGAATTTCGGATGTTCCTGAATTATAAATAAGGACGTTTTGATTACTAAGACCAGAACCAGCATTTCTAACTGGAGCTACATAAAATCCGGATGCACCACTATTATCTAGAATTGAACCAGATGCATTTAATATAATACTATTTGCGGTTTGTGTATTAACTCCTGCTCGGTAACCGATTGCAATTGCATAATCACCTTGACTATTTTTCCCTGCTTCATTTCCGATAGCGACTGCATAATCACTTTGTGTATAATTTCCTGCACCTTCTCCGATAGCAACTGTATAATCACCTTGTGTAGTTTCTCCTGTTGCATTTCCTACTGCGACTGCAGATATACCTTGTGTATTAAGTCCTGCACTTTTTCCAATAGCAACTGCGTTATCACTTTGTGTATAAATTCCTGCATCGCTTCCGATAGCGACTGCATATTCACCTTGTGTATTTTGTCCTGCGGCTTGTCCAATAGCAACTGAATAAATTTTTTGGCCAGAAAATCCTGCTTGATAACCCATTGCGACTGAATAATTTTGTTGACCACTTGCCCCTGCTTGATAACCCATCGCGACTGCATATTCACGTTGGCCAGTCTGTCCTGCCTGATAACCGATTGCAACAGAGTAGCCGACGTTTCCACCCTGTCCAGTATAACCGGCTTGATAACCGATGGCAACAGAATAACCACCTTGTCTATTATATCCTGCTTGATTACCCATGGCAACAGAGTGGCCTACAACTCTACCCTGTCCTGTATAACCTGCTTGATTACCAATAGCAACTGAATATGCCTGCTGACCAGTATATCCTGCTTGATAGCCCATAGCAATTGAATAATTACCTTGGCTAGCACTTCCTGCTTCATTTCCGATAGCAATTGCAAAATTCGTCTGGCCAGCATTTCCTGCATTGGTTCCGATAGCTATTGCATTATTCGTTTTTATTCCAAAAGAATTCCATCCATTATTATATGTTTTTAATACTGCATCTGTAGAATCATAATAAATAGAACCAGCTGTTCCGGATGGTAGAGAAGAATAATTGCCAACTGAAACAACTCCATTTGCAATACTATTTTGGCATCTATAAATTGTTCCAAGTGTACCTTGAGCAGATGCTGATATATATTGACCAGACGCAGATATAGAAATTGAACTAAAATCTGTAAATGAAAAGCCTTTTGAAGACCATGTTGCTCCATAATTAGAAGATATATAAATGTAGTCAGGAAGAGCACATGTAACTTGGTATTGTCCAGATGCAGATATTGAAACTGACTTTAAGTCAGAAAGACTAGTCGATGCAGAAGACCATGTTGTTCCATAATTAGAAGAGATATAAATTGCACCAGAAGTACCTGAAATATTTCCAATAACAACAGTTTGATATTGTCCAGACGAAGACATTGCAATTGAATTCAAATCACTAGATAATGTGCTTACTAAAGACCATGTTTGCCCATAATTAGAGGAAATATAAATTTGACCACTTTTAACGCATGCTGTTTGATATTGACCAGATGCAGATATAGCAACAGATGTCCATTCTTTAGAATCGGTTCCATTTACAGAAGACCATGTTGAACCATAATTAGAAGAGATATAAATTGAACCACTTCCAACACAACCAGTCTGATATTTTCCAGATGCTGATATACTTACTGCTACCCATGAAAGACCTACAGTACTTGATATTTCAGAAAAACTTGAACCATAATTCGAAGAGATATAAATTGAGCCACGTGTTCCGAGTGGTGTATTATGAGATGCTAATTGATATTGTCCAGATGCTGATATTGAAATTGAAGTCCAAGCTTTTAATGTTGTATTTTTAAAAGACCATGTTGAACCATAATTAGAAGAAGTATAGATATCATTTTGTGAAGGGGTACTTAATGAAACAAGACATGCTGATTGATATTGTCCAGATGCTGATACAGCAATTGTACGCCACGATTTACTTGATACAGTTGTATTTTCAGCCCATGATTGTCCGAAATTTGCCATATCAATTGTTTGAGTTGAAAAAATGTCAGAATATGAACTTGGCATTAATCCCGGATAACCTGTTTGCCCACCAATTGAATATGCTAATTGTAAATATCCATCGCTTGTTCCCGTGCCTCCATATAAAAGCCCCGATGAACTGATTCCTGTAACTCCTCCCACAGTTCCAGTTGGCCCAGTATAACCTGTATAACCAGTATAACCTGTATAACCTGTTGGCCCTGTATAACCAGTATAACCAGTATAACCAGTATAGCCTGTATAACCCGTTGCACCTGTTGCACCTGTTGTGCCCGTTGCACCTGTTGCGCCCGTTGCACCTGTTGCACCTGTTGTGCCCGTTGCACCCGTTGCACCTGTTGCACCTGTTGCACCCGTTGCACCTGTTGCACCCGTTGCACCTGTTGCACCCGCCGAACCCTGTGCACCTGTTGCACCAGTTGGACCCTGACCAACATCCGAATAACTTATCTCCTTTGTTCTTGTATTATAATATAGGCCCTTTTCAGCGCTTCTATTTCTTATAGGGTCCACAAATAACCCTTTCGTATCTGCATTTAAAATATCGCCAGATGCATTAATAATAATACTATTAATCGCCTGTCCAACCGGTCCTGCATCTTTTCCTATAGAGACATGGTCCCCCATTTCAATATTTTTACAAATGATACCACCGTCGTTTTTCAAATATAAAAAATCTTTATCATTATTAACCGGTTGTAAAAAAACGTTTCCGGTCGAATAAATATTATCATAAACAGATAATTGGCCGAATACATTTTGATTGTTCGAATTCAAATCACCACCAACTGCAACTCCAGAATCAACTTCCAGTGATTTATTAACAATTTCAGATTGTTCCACAATCAAATTTTTGTTGATAACGATGTTATCACTCTCCGACATTATTTATAATATATATAGATAATTTCAAAAAAAGAATAGGTTAAAAAATAAAAAAAAAAAATATTCAAGATTATATATGAGTCTTCAATTAAAGAAATTTAACATGAACATGATAAAGGATGATTCGGTCGTCGTATTAATTGGTAAAAGAAATACTGGCAAATCATTTTTAACAAAAGACCTTTTATATCATCACCAAGATTTACCAGCTGGAACCGTCATCAGTCCCACCGAAAATGCTAACAAATTTTATTCCGATATTATTCCACCGATATTTATTCACGATGAATACGCAGCGAAAATCACCGAAGAATTCATTAAAAGGCAGAAACAATTGAAGAAAAGGATAATGACTGGGGAAAAAGATATTGACAATAGGGCCTTCTTAATTATGGATGATTGTCTCTACGATAATGACTGGAAAAAGGACAAGAGAATCCGAGAAATCTTTATGAACGGGCGTCATTGGGGTATCCTTTTTGTGCTAATTATGCAATATGCGATTGGGATTCCACCAAATTTGCGCAGTAACATTGATTACGTATTCTTACTCCGTGAAAGTAATTACCAAAATCGAAAAAAACTGTATGAAAACTTTGCAGGAATGTTCAATACATTCGACATGTTCTGTCAGGCAATGGACGCTTGCACAGAGAATTATGAATGTCTTGTTATCCATCTTTTGGCCAAATCAAATAAATTAGAGGACCAAGTATTCTGGTATAAAGCCAATAATCACGATGAATTCCGCATATGTTGCCCAGAAGCATGGGTATTTAGTGAGCAGAATTATTCGAAGGATGATAGCGAAGAGGATGAGCCATATACAGAGGCATTTAAAAAGAAAAACAGAATAAATCTTCGTATAAAAAAGACATAATTTAAAATAGATTGTAAAAATGTTCGGCCACGGAGATGCGGTAGCGAAAATGTTTGCTTCTCAAGTTGCAAGAGCAACGATAACTTACTGTGCCAGCAGGGAAAGCAAGATTATGAATATTTATTTAATAGTAATATTTTAATACGAATGTTTATTGTAAAAAACGTGGTCATCAAGTTAAAATATATTATAGAAAGGGTGTAATAATTTTTTACATCTACATATAGCTATAAAAAAAAATATAATTTATTGTTATAGAACAATAAATTATATTTTTTTTATAATATTTATTTTTTTAATAAATTTTTAAAAACCGCTTTTTAAAATCCGCTTTTAAAAATACTTAAAGACTATATATTAATATATATTATAAAAATGCAAAAATTAAATATAATAGAATTTATCGAAAATAATCCAATCTCGAAGCTATCAAAAAACTATAATAGTAAATTACTAAATAAAATAAAAGATCATTTCATTGAATTTGAACAACAATTATTTGTAAGTAGTTTTTATTGTTATTTAAACTATGATAAAAATATTGATTTTGTTATTGATTTAGATAATGTATGGAAATGGTTAGGATTTAGTCAAAAATATAATGCTATGGTATTATTAGAAAAAAATTTTATTATTGATATTGATTACAAAAAAAGCGCTCCTGACGCATCAGGAGCGCTTTTAGATTGTGAAAATATTTCTTTAAAATCTTCTGAAGAATTTTTAGAAGATAAAAAGGTTAAAAAAAATGGTGGTCAAAATAGACAAATTATAATGTTAACAATTAAATGTTTTAAATCACTATGTTTAAAAACACATACAAAAAAAGCAAATCAAATTCACGAATATTATATAAAATTAGAAGAAATTTTACATGAAATTATTGAAGAAGAGAGCAATGAATTAAAAATGCAATTAAATAAACAATCAATTGAACTTCAAGAAAAACAAACCCTCCTTGAAAACTCGAAGATTGAAAAACAGAGAGCAATTGAGAAGGCCATTGTAAAACAATTCCCGGTCAACACAGAATGCATTTATTTCGGTACAATTGATAATACAAATCAAGCCGGAGAAAAACTAATTAAATTCGGTCACACAAATGAATTACCAACAAGGCTAACAAATCATCGCAAAAATTACGACAATTTTATTCTAATAGAAGCATTCAAAGTTCAAAACAAAGTGGAAATTGAAAACCTGATAAAGAGTCATAAACTAATTAAAAAGCAGATTCGCAGCATCGAGGTAAATGAAAAGAATAAAACCGAAATTATCGCATATGACGAATTCGATTTTACTATTGAAAAATTATCTAAGTGTATCAAAGAGATTATCCAGTCCAAGATGTACAGTATAGACAATTTTAATAACTTGATAAAAAGAAATGAAGAATTAGAAGATATACAAAGAAGTATTGATGAAAAAATCAAGAATTTGGAAGATAAAAATAAAAGCCAGGAGCAAATTATCACCGAAAAATCGATTGAAATAAATTATCTCAAAGAGAAGCTCGAGAACCAGCAAAAAATCATAGATTCGGTAAATCAGGAGGACCAATCTGTTTATCAGAATGTATTATTACCGGAGGATGACCTGAATAAAAAATTTAACGAATTCGTCAGCACCATCTGTATTGTTCGTCCAGATGTGGAGGAATTATCGGTGAATTTGGAAGGACGATATCGCTTATGGAATAAAGTGAAACCTACCAAAGAGATGTTCCATGCATTAAAGAGTTATTTAGACACCAGATTCAAGCCAAAGCGGATTCATGGATGCCATGGATATATTGGTATTAAGTTAAAAGAGGTTGAATACAAAAAGAGCACTGAAGCTTCCACCGTTGAAACATTTATTTTCCAAGTCTGTAAATTTTCCGATTGTGGCAAAATTCTAAATTCGGTTCTTTTAACCGAATATGAAAAATGGAAGGTATCTGTCGGAAAACCGCTATCACATAATGACATGAAAGAGATAAAGGATTATCTAAATGCATCGCCATATGCTCTCAAATCAACTGTATGGACATCTGAAGGTAGTAATGAGGGATATTATGGGATATGTCTAAAAAATTATGAATACAAACCACAAGCTGTTTCATCAACTGGCAAAAAAGTCTATAAAAGAGAGGCAGAAACAAATATTCTATTATCAACATGGGAAACAATTGCAAAAGCGGCCGATGCAGAGGGATTTTCACCAGCAAAAATGAGCCGATGTGTCAAAGGTAAAACTGTGATTGACGATTATTATTACAGTGATACTTGAAAAAAATTGATATATATATTTTATATATTTTAGAATATATAAAATAAGT